AGGGGACAATCTTCTAAAAAATATTACGAAGAATTGTATAAACATTATGGTTTTAATAAGGTTGATTACAGATGTAAAGAAAGTACAACATATTCAGAAGTATTTTTGCGTGATTCATTTTCTCAATGTATTAATAGAATTCAACACAGATCTTCTATTCCAGGAGACAAATCATCTATACTTTGTTCTTGGGCAAGTCCTGATGGTAAAGAAATTAGAGTTGATACTTTAGAAAATGCTTCTCAACAATCACCAGCATTACAATTTTTTAATAGTGTCAGCGGGTCTGGGACACCACCAGAAGCAGCAGTTTTAAATTTTGGTTCAAGTCATCAATTTTTTGGCCCTGGATTTGTTCCTTCTGGTAGAAATACTTATCATGGAAATACTGGAGAATATTATAATGAAAGCAGGCCAGGAAATTTTAAAACTCCAAATAAAAGACAAATAAATAGCACACCATCAAATAATTCAAGAGTTTCTGATAATACTTCTTTTACAGAAAACGAACAGAGTCGAAGAAATTTAAATCAACCTGTTGATAGAAGAAATGCTATTAAAGGTCCCTTTGGTTCCGGTCCAACAGTTCAATTTGAATGTATGGCAAGAGATGGTTTAGAAATAGGATCTGTTGTTTCAATGGATAATTTAAAAGGAGCAGGAGAAAGTGCAAAAGGAAATAAGTATGTTGGGGGAAATGTATTAGTAACTGGTATTAGTATAAGATATAATTTAGATCCATCATCTGTAACTTGTATAGTTTCAGGAATATTAGGAGGTACGAATGAGTGATAATGAAATACGATGTGTTGTGGTTGAAGTTAATGATAATAAATTGGGTGGTTGGAGAGTTAGACCATTTGGCAGTGAGGGAATAAAAAAAGAAGATCTTCCCATAGCATCAAAAGCTATGCAATACTCTACACCTTCACGTAATGGTATTGGTCAAAATTTAGTTTTAAGAGAAGGCCAACACGTTATGTGTAAACGCAATATGGATGGTCAATGGGTAATTACTGGTTTTATTAATAGATCTAGTGCAAATAAAAATAAGTCAAAAGAACCATCAAGCCAAAGTGATGTAAGTTCTAATGAATCTGATTTACCTGTTATTGGTTCTGATCAATATCTTAACCCTGCTGTTCATAATGAGGCAGCAGGAGGAAAAATTTTAGTAAAAAAACATATATATGTTGATGATGATGGAAATGTTTCAGTAGTTCCACAACAAATTATACAAAGTCATGTTAATAATGATGTAACACCACCAAACGCACACCCATATCCAAAAGAAACAGCTAATCAAAATTATAATAGAAAAAATAAATTTGCTAAGAAAAAAACTTACACTGGAGCAAAACAAAATATAAAAAATATATTAGCTGGTCTAAATGAAGTAGATCCACAAAGAACATCAAATATTTTTCCACAATTTTATGATATGATGGAAAAGATTAATAGTGCAACATCTTTTAAAGGTGGATCTGGAAGTAGTACAAGTGCTAATGAAGGACAAAGTGGTGATGAACCAACACAAGAACTACAAGAATTAATAACAGATGCTTTAACTGGAGCATTAAGTAGATTGGTAAAAGAACTTGGTTATGGTCCAGTTTTAGTTTCCTTTACTTTACCACTATTAACAAACTTCGATGATTTGTTAGAAAGTTATAAAAATATGGTAAAGGATGCGTTGATATCATTGTATATTTCTGTTTTGTTATATGGAGAAAAGGACTTGCCTGTTTGTGTTATACCAGAAATAGTTTTTGGAGATAATATTCCTCCTAATGTAGTTGTTAATTATTCGGATATTCCAGATTTTTATACTCAAGTATATTATACAAAAGATAATGATCCTTATCCAGGATATGTAGAATTTGAAGGACCGGAAGATGGAGATTCAAGTTATTATTTACTAAGAACTGATGAATATAGTCCATTTGATTCTCTTGAACAAGAAGTTTACAGTGATGCAGAAATAGGACTTTCTACAGACTTAAGGCCCTATATAGTATCTGTTTCTTTAACAGTTGAAATATTAAACACTCTCTTAGAAAAATATTGTAATCAAGTTTCAGATAAAACAGAAGAAAAAGCATTAGGAAAGGGATCAGGATCATCTACTGATTTGGTAAGTATGTTAGGACCAGTATTAGGAGGTGCTATTAACAAAGCACAATCTAATCATTTACCTAATTCATTTCTAGATCAAAGTAAAATGAATAAGTTGTTAAAATCCACAATAAAAGAACAAAATGAACTAAAAAATGTAATAGAAAAATTCTCATATAAAGCAATAAAAATGCCAAATAAATCTAGTTCTATGTCATCTACCATTGCTAGTACAAACCTTACATCTAATGAAGTAGCAGAAGCTTTTATGACACATGTCTCTAGAATGACTGATGATGTTTCTTCAGATGTTCCAGAGAATTTTGATTTGGAAGATTTTAAACAAAAAGCAGATTTATTATCTACAGTAGCTGATGATTTAGATATTAAAAAATTATTAGATTTTGTAAAGGAAATTTAAAATGGCAAAGGGACCAATTGATTCTAGGGGTGCTCCAATAAACCATCGGAATGTTCGAAGTGAAAATAAAACACCTACTGATGTAGGAACAAATGTTAGAAATGCTGAAGTTATGACTAAAAATAATGGGCGTGCATCAGTATTTTATTACGATGATGACTATCCTACAAATAATTATAGTCAAACCATAGAATGTAATGGTGGTGTATGTACCACACATAGTGGAAACAGCACAGACTATAAGGGTGATGGACAACACCAACAACACTGTGGAACCTGTGGTACATCTACTAACGCACAAACAGAAAATAATTCTGGAACACATTCTAAAAATACTGTAGGTGATAAACCAGGCCGTAATTCTGGTAATAAGGGCTGTGAGGTACGTGGAAATAATTATTGTGGAACCGGTGGTAAAAATATGTGTGCTGGTTCTGGTATGGAAGGAATGGTTCTTAATAATAGGAATAATCATCATAAATCTATAAGTGGAAATGTAAGAAAAAGAACAAAAGGAAACGAATGTTGTTCAGTTGAAGGAGATTCATCACATCATACGGGAAAATCTAGATATGATACAGTTGGTGGTGAATATGGAATTCATTTACCTTCTGGTAATATGGATGTACAACTAGATTCTGGTAAAGCTAGAATAGATGCTTCACAAGAAATATTATTAGTTTGTGGTTCCTCTTATATTTTTATTAGACCAAATAGAATTGAGATTGTAGCAGATAGAATTGATCTAAATCCAGCAGCAAAAGAATATGCAGACTAAGGATATTTAAATGTCAGGAGCACATAGAGACAAAGATGAGTTTGTTATACTTATAGATGGCGAGTTAAAAACATTTGATAAATATGAAGATATACCAGAAGTTTTTGATAATGTTATTAAATTTCTTCCAGCATTTCCACCAGGACCACACACAGAAGAACAACACGAAGAAATACATAAATGGAATGATAGACTTCAAAAATTAATGGAAAGGGAGAGAAAAAATGCCAGCCGTTTGCAGAGGTGATCTTGTAGATGAAGATATGACTCATTGTACAAAACCACGCAGATTAGAAAGATCTCCTGATGTGTTTGTAAATAGTATAGGTATTTCTAGACAAGGTGATAATAATAATTCTCATGCGGGGCCTCTATGTCTACCACATCAAGCTCCAATTACAACTGGTTCTCCTACTGTTTTTATAAATGACAAAGGTTGTGGAAGAATTGGAGACGCAGTAACTGCTTGTACTTCAGTAGCAACAGGTTCACCAAATGTATTCTGTGGACCATAAGGAAAAAAATAAATGGTAACTAGACCAACAAGAGCAGAATCTATTTCACCAAAAGAAAAACAAACAGAATATTTTTCTGATTTCTTAAATTCTTTTGCAAAGACTCCTGTGGGAAATCAGCTTGGTCGTGTCACAAATGAAAAATCAGTAAACCAATCACTTAGAAATCTTATTAAAACGAATCTAGGAGAAAGATTTTTTCAACCAATTGTAGGTTCTGATGTAAACGCAAGTTTATTTGAAAATGTTAATAATATTCTTTTAAATGATATAGAAGAAAATATAAAACTTACTATACAGAATAATGAACCTAGAATTAATCTTTTAGAAGTATCAGTTCAATCTTCAGAAATATCAGAGGGTGAAGCACTTAGAGATTTTAGTGGATTTCTAATACAAAATAATTCAATATCTGTAACCATTGTTTATAATATTATAAATAACCCAGAAGAAATAACTCTTACAACAATATTAACAAGAGTTCGCTAAATGGCAAATAATTCTCTAAACGTATCATCATTAGATTTTGACACACTAAAAGAAAATTTAAAAGTATTTTTACAAGGACAAAATACTTTTAAAGACTTTGATTTTGAAGGTTCAAATATTAATGTCTTACTTGATGTAATGACATATAACTCATATTTGAATTCTTTCTACTTAAATATGGTTGCTTCTGAAATGTTTCTGGATTCTTC